CACCAAAATTATTGGGTATGGTTTATGAGCTTTTGTAGCCCCGTTAAAAAACAAAAGTCAGACTTATGTATAACTATGAATGTAAATTAATTAACAAATAAAGCATTATTCAAGGTAGTAAAGGCTCACTACACTCCCTTATGGGAATTTGAGATGACAGGTACGCCGTCTGTCTGAATGATGTTTTAGATATAAGACTTATTTGAAACAATATAAGCCAACCGCAATCCCATTGGCTTTAGACAGTGGGTAATTCACATAAAGAACTGGAGGTGGGATAATGCCAGCAAGAGGCTCAAAGCAAACTCTTGAAAAAAAAGCAAAACCCAAATATGAAAAAATAGATACAAGTGCATTACCACCACTTTATAAATGTACTTGTTGTGGCAAAACGGTACAAGACCCAGAAGGTAAATTTTTTAAGGTAGTTCAAAATTCTCTCTATAAGGCAAATGATGGTTATAGTAATGTTTGTACATATTGTTGTGATGATTACTTTGCTCGTATGAGAGAAAAGTATAAAGATGAAAAAATGGCACTACTTATGACCTGTGCTGAAATGGGTTGGTATTTTTCAGAAGCCACATATATTAAAATGAAAGAAAAAGACCCACAAGATATACGTTTAGGTGATTATGTAAAGCGTTTAAATCTATCTCAAAACAAAGATTTAACATTTGTTGATTATGTCATTTCGTCAATAAATAATGAGCAGTTTTTACGTTCTAAAGAAGAAGTTAATCAACAGATGGAAAGTGAATGGACTAAGGAAGAACAGAAAAATAAACAGGAAGTTATTGAAGTGGTTGGATATGACCCATTTGCAGGTTATCAAAACGCTGATAGAAGGTATTTGTTTAATGAACTCGTTAAGTATTTAGATGATGATGTTATAGATGATAGTTATAAGTTATCACAGATTATTCAAATTGTAAATAATAATAATCAGATAAGACAATATGACTTGTTAATTGCACAGCTCAAACCATTAACCGACAGTAAAGACATTCAAATGTTAAACGATTTAAAAGGAAAGCTCGTTGTAGCAAATGATAAAATTGCAAAGGAAAATGAGATTTCTGTTAAAAATAGGTCTAATAAAGATATAGGTAAATCAACTCTGACATATTTAATGAAAGATTTGAGACAAAAAAACTTTGATAAAGCCGAAGCAGATTATTATGACCAACTTAAATCTGAAGGTACACGTTGGGCTATGGAACTATCAGTAAATGCAATACAAAAGAACGCATATTTTGATGAAAATGATTATAACGAGATAAAAGATATACGGCGTGAACTTGTAGATAAACTTCAATCTCAGGTCGATGATTTAATGGAAGATAAGCGAAAATTGCTTTTAGAAATACAAAATTTAAAGGCTGGAAAGGGTGATAATAATGAGTAAAAAAATTATTATGACCGAAGCTAAACGAAGAATTTGTGAACTTGATGCTGAAAGCATAGCATATTATAGACGTAATCCCTGTATTGCGTGTGAGGATTTATTAGGAATAAGACTTATAGATTCGCAAAAATGGATTTTACAGATGTCTTGGAATACACCACACGTTTTATGGTGTTGTTCAAGAAACTTTGGAAAATCTTTTTTGGGCGCAATTTTTATGATTTTAAAGGCTATTTTATATGAAAATCAAGCTATATACATAATTTCTTCTGTTGGTGACCAATCAAAAGAAACATTTTCTAAAATAGAGGAGATTGTTCAACGTGTTGGTAAAACGGCTGCTTCTATTAAATCTTTAAAAGATATTGTTGAAAAGGAAACTAAGAAGTCACCTACAAATAAAACTGGGTTTAGTCATAATCCAGCGAGTTATAAAGTTGAATTTTATAATGGTAGTGAAATCTATACCTTAAATGGAAACCCAGATTCCAATAGAAGCCGTAGAGCTACACTTTGCTTTTTTGACGAGGCAGCCTTCTGTAGTGATGAACTGATTGCTGTTTGTGAAGCATTTGCTACGCAGAACACAGACTTTGTTACATCAACTGATGAAAATTTCAATCCAGAGACAGAAAAACGAAAAGTACCAACTCAGCTTGTTTATGCTTCGTCACAAGACCAAGTTGATAAAATGTTTTACAAGCACTATAAGAATTTCGCAAAGAGAATGATTGCAGGTGATAGAGATTATTTTGTTTGTGATATGATGTGTGATGCTGCCATTAAAACATTTATGAATGGTAAACCGTATGTGCCACTTCTTACGAGAGATAAAGTTGATGCTGCGTTGAAAAGTAACAAAGAAAAGGCTTTGCGTGAGTATTATAATCAACCAACACAAGACGGTGGTGTAAATCAAATCATAAAATGGAGTACGATTCGTAAAAACGAAAAGTTTTATTTACCAACTTTAGGGTGGAAACCTAATTCAAGATTTGCTTTAGCTTTTGACCCTGCGAGGACAAGTGATAATAGTATTGTATTAGGAATGAATATTTACTTAGATGATGAATATGGTTGGTGTGGAGATATATGTAATTGCGTAAATATGGTTGATACTGAAACAAAAAAGAAATATAAACTTGACTCTAATCGCCAACTTGATAAATTACGAAATATGATTCTTGATTATAATGGACAAAATCCTGATTATGAGTATCTTGATATGATTTTAATTGATGCTGGTTCTGGTGGTGGTGGTATTTCTACATATGCAGACAATCTTTTAAATGATTGGACTGATAGATATGGAAAAACACATAGAGGATTTATTGATAAAACGAGTGATATTTACGCTACTTATAGCACAAGATACCCTAACGCTTGCGATAAATTAAGGATTATTTCTCCTAAAAAATATAGAACTCAAATGGTTGAAGAACTTATTGAACTTATGGATTTGGGAGTTATGCGGTTGCCATACGAATATACAGGACAAGATATTATTCGTATTGCTAATGGTATTGATGAAAATGGTGATGAAATATTTACACCATATGAATTAAGCGATAGTGAAAAATTGTCATTAGTCAATTTGGATTTATTGAAACAAGAAGTTACTTCGATTTATAAATTTCAAAATGCCGAAAAAACAAGTACAACTTATGCTTTACCAAAGGATAAAGAAAATATAATGCACGATGACCGCTTTTATACCTTAATTCTTCTTGCCCATAGGTTGTACGAAATAAGACGTGGTGAAATTGTTAAGGTAAAACCTAAACGCTCTCTCACATCTCTCCCCTCTTGTGTATCAGCAATAAATTTCTAATAGAAAGTAGGTGAAATAATGGACGATAATGAAAAATTTGATGTAATAATTTCAACAGATATGCCAGAAGATAATACAGTAGTCCTTACTACATCTGAAATGGGTAAACAATGGCTTGAAACAGCTATGAAAAATTATGACGCTGAAAATAAAATTTATTCAGCATATCTTAATGATTTATCATCGGGAAACCCTATTATAACAAAAGAAATCCTTGATGGACTTGCTGTAAATCCACAAAATGATTTAACCAAAGTTATGAAAATAAATGATATTGTGCGAATTTATGTAAATAAAGATTGGATTATTGGTAAGGTTGCAGAAGTAATAGATACAAACGTTAATTCTGAATATAGATTGTCATATAAGGATTTTACTTCGGATAAAAAGAAATTATCACAGTTAAACGAGTGTAAGGAAATTATATCAAATTTTAACGATGAAATCAATCTTAGAAGACTTATTAAAAATTCTGTGCCTACTTCTTTTATAGAAGGTAATTATATTACATATTGTCGTGTAATGGATAATGGTCATTATAATATATCTTGGTATCCGCTTGGCGTTGCGGAGGTATCTGACTATGATGTAAATGGTGAACCACAAATTCTCATCAATATGAAAGAACTTCAATCTCGTCTTAGAAAAACTATTAAAAAGACTAAGAAAAATACTGCTTTATTTTTTGAAAAACTTGAAGCTGAAATTAAAGCTAACTACCCTCCCGAAGTTTATAAGGCTTATATTGATAAAGACCCCTATGCAAAACTTGATTGTAAATGGTCGGGCGATATGAGATTAAATAATCAGAACAGAAGATATGGTGTTACACCTATATTTAGAGCTTTATATCCAGCACTTATGCTTGAACAGTTTGACGATACTGATAGAGTTAATGCTAAAGCAAAGGCTAAGAAGTTTATTGTTCAGTTGCTTAATGAGAAGTTACTTGGTAATGATAGTGAAATAAGAGATAGCTATGAAGAACAGGCATTTGCTCACGATAACCTTATGAAAGCATTTAAGCAGAAAACAGTTCTTGTAACTACTCCTGCTTATGTAAAAGATATAAAGTATGTTGAACCAAGTACATCTAATACTGATAGTGATACCGTAACAAATTATGTCAATCGTGAATTGTCTACATTGGGAATTTCATTTTTAATGAACTCCGATGGAACAGGAGCAAGTGTAGCAAGTATTTCATTAGACCAACTTATGAAAACTATAAATTGTATTACTGAACAATTAGAGTTTATTGTTGAAAAATGGTATAGAAATGTTCTTGTTGAAGCAGGATATAGTGCTGAATTTGCACCTACTATTCGTATTCTTGATAGTGAGCTTCTTGAAATGGACGTTAAGCAGGATTTAGCTAAACTACTTTATTGTAATTTCAATTGTTCTATGGAAACTGCACTTTCTATTCTTGGACTTGATATTAATGATGAAAAGGCTAAGAGAGAAAACGAAAATAAAGAAAAAATTCACGAGACATTCTTCCCTCGTTCTACTGCATTTACTTCATCTGGAAAGGGCGATATTTTACCTCAAGATGTTGATAATAAAGGTGGCAGACCTAAGAGTGATAACGTAGATACAGTTGGCAAACAGCAATATGATGAACAATACAATAAAAATGAAAGAGTTTAAATGCCCTTGTTGTGGCGAAAAAATACATATTGAAATAAAAGAGAACGGTGATATTATCATCGTTCCTTTTATTTTGCCTAAAGAAGATTTAACTTCAATAGGAATATATGATTTTGGGACGAAAGGTGGTGAGAATAATGAGTAATTATGAAATGTCCTCTAATGTTATTGAACTTTCGGAACATAAAACATATATAGAACTTACAAGACGACTTTGTTATTATGATTATCCCAATTTAAACGGTGTACAACTTAATAGTGATACTGCGGAAGAAAAAGCACAATCTCTTTTAATGCAACCCGTAGTAGCAAAATATAAAAGGATTAGAAATAAAGATGATTTGGGTGGTCACGAATGTTCTGTTGATAATAAAGGTAACGTTACATTTGGTACAGTCCCTATTGGTGTTAATGTAGCTGTTGAAATTAAAAACGATACTGTAAATATCAACAATAATACTGTTGAAACACCTTGTCTGTTTGCGACAAGTAGAATTTGGACAAGAAATAAGAATGTATGTTCAGCAATTAAGAGACTTTTCGCAGAGGGAAAACTTCATTCTTCTTGGGAAATTCTCACCGAAAATGCTGAATATGTAAACAATGTAAAAATTTTAAAAGATTATGTTTTTGAAGCTGATGCACTTTTAGGCTCTACGTCTAATCCTGCGTATGGAGAATGTGCCACTACATTATGTGTTGCAAGTGCAGAAGACCCAGAGATATTATTGTCCGAGGCGATAGCTAATGACTTTAATATAGATAATTCTGAAACAAAGGAGGACAAAACTTTGAAGATTAAAGAAAATGAATCCGTAGTTACATCTGAAAATGAAAACGTAGATGTTGTTACTGATGAAGTTGTTGAAACATTACAGGAAACTGAAAATGTAGAAACTGCTGAAACAAATAATGATACTGAAACAGAAACAGTAATCACAACTTCTGAAGAAGAATCACAGGAAGTAGTTGATAATTCAGAAACAGTTGACGTTTCTGCTCTAACAGTAAGAGACCTTAGATGTAAAATTGAGAAAGCTTGCCGTGATAAGATTAGATATTGTTGGATTG